CCGGTAATTGACATGTCCGATCCCGCAGTCCCTGCAAAGCCGGGATCAAGCCGGAGATAAATTCCTCCGTCCGCTGCACCGATGGTCGAGTCCCACGGTACTTTGCCCGTAAGCACAATACCGCCTGTTGCCGTGCCGGTGCGCTTCCGCGCCTTGACAAGAGGCATGATGAGTCCCGTCCCTGTGGCAAGAGCCAGTGTGTCGAACTGCATTAAAAGTTTTAAGATATTGACCTTGCACATTGACCGAGCCGAAACTTCAAAAACAAAACAGGAAGAATTCGGTGTCGGGATCATGTACTGTGTCACACAAGACCCGCGAAAAGTAACGGCCATTTAGGATGCGTCCTCGCTCCATGCGCACTGGACTGAATAATGATTCGTGTTGGGGTTTGACGTTGTTGCAGCCGCAACGATATGGACAAGCAAGCCTTCTCCCGGTCGCAGGACAACCGGAGTTGTCTCGCAGATTATCGAAAGGCTGTTGTAATCCGTCCCGAGTATCTGACCCACTGCGGTGTGCAGGCGCATTCCGAATTGCTGCCAGAGCGTCGTGCCGGGTGTCGCCGTGATCGCCGTTGCCGAGCCTCCGTCCGATGCGGTCGCTCCCCGGCATACCACAAGAGCGTCCGACGCGGCTGCGCTGTCCCAGTCTACTTTGCCCAGTGCTGTACCACCCGATGCGGCTGCGACGCGGCAAGTCTTGATCAATGGCATAAACGTGGTAAGCGCTGCCGTCGCATCCATGATGAACACAACCCGACGTACCCGCACCACTTTTGACGCGTGCCCGTTTAATATCGTAAAAAAGTTTTGCGTTGTTGCTGCCGCGCCTAAAGTCCGGAAACTTGCTGCACTGTGATAACTCATATGATCTCCCTATTCCTTTTTTGCCGTCCATCGGTCAACATAGTACCGCGAACACTCAAGGCAACCCATGTCCCCCACGCCCATATCCTTACGGTATAGAGCGCAGGAAAGGCAGTCCTTGTCCTCATCCTTGACACTCACTTTCATGACTTTCTGGATAGTCTCGCACGTCATTGCTCGCTCTCCTCACACAACAAAAAACTGTGTCTGTTAAGCCGGTCGATCATATGGATTGTCTTGTCCCGCGTCTCGCCCGGTGTCAGGTCTGCAAGTCTTTTTCGATGCCAACACAAAGCCTGTGTCCGCAAAAACTCCACCTCATCCCCGGTCAAGGGATAAGGGGTCACCAGATACAGTGCCAGCCCGACAAAGCTAAATCTCGGCATCATGTCCTGTATACGCTTCATAATCCCTGCTCGCGCCGATCACGATGCCGACAATAAACGTTATAATCCCCGCAGGGAACATGGCAAAAAGCCATAGTGCGCTTATCATTAGAGTTTGAATATCCGGTTTGCGCCGTTGTCCCATGCAATGTTTACAACCTGACTGACCGATGGGGTGAAAGGCAGTCCGGATGTCGGCGTGTCAATGTAGGCAATCAACCGCGCCGTCGCATCGCTTCCGGTGTGCTGAAAAATCACAAGAGCCTTGCACGCGCTTGCCGCCGTCGCGGTTATTGAGGTGTCGGCTGCATCCGCAACGCCGCCGGTTACGGTCTTGCTTGCCAGTGCCGCAGACCGTCCGTTGTCGTAAGCTGTAAGCGAAGACATATTGATATGTGCCGCGCTGAAAGTATATGTGCTTAAAGCTAAACACACCCGAATATCGCCGGTGTCCCAATCAATAGTTCCATCCAGAAATCCCTCCCGTCCGGGATCGTACAAAACATTTGCCATGTTGTTCTCCTATATCAATCTTCAAAAACTGCCACAAAGGTACATCTACAGTTACAAATTTGCTCCGCGCTCGCGTCCGGATCGCCGGGAAAATTCATAGGCTCCCCGCCGACAATAAAATCTTTATCTATTCCTACAATCGTCCCGTTAGCCTCAAGATGGTCTGGTCTTGTCCTGTCTTTGTCGGGAGACGAAATCCATTCTTTTTTTTCTACCCCATATTCTTTATAGGTTGCGTATTGCCCGTAGTTTACGCTTGAGCATGTTTCTGTTCTGGCTATCAATTCCGCCCGCGCAAGGTTCATGTTGTCATAAACGCCGTCGGTAGCGTCGAGTAAAGATGCCGTAATTTTACGCAGCCCAAGCCCTTCCTCTAAATCATCGCTTAATACGCTCTGCAACTTTGCAAGCAGTGCTTTATGTGTTGTATCATTTATTTCTCCGGCTTTCAGCAAGCCGCCCTTTTCGATCCACTTGTTAAACCACGCGTTGGTTGCCTCTGTACCGATGTCCTTATGTTTCCCCATGACTTCCGTAGCCAGTGACTCGCCATCTTTCATGGATGAGAGCCAACATGGTGCAAGCGCACGTTTTAGGGCAATATCGCTTTCCTTGTTAAATTCGTTGTCTATCGCTTTTTTAAAATCTTTTTCATCTTTGACGGATTCTATTGCGCTTACAACTTTTGCCTTCTGGATTCCGGCAAATTTCTGAACTGCCTTTTTAAACCCGTCTTCACCTGCGATTGCCTTTGCATCAAACATTTTTAAGACAACGGTTTTTTGCTCGCTTGTTATTTTTGTTTTTTCGGCAAACAGTTTTTGCCTGTTTGTTGCGGCATTATGCAGTCTGGATGATATCATTCCCGATTTTTCATCTATCTCTTTTATTACCGCGTCAAGGTCTATCATTTTTTCCGGCTCCGGAAGTTCAGCCGGTGCTTCGTCCGTCTCGTCGCTAACAGTCCGCATCTTGAACGCCGGAACTTCCATTACATTAAAACCCATTAAATATACATCGCCATTACTATTATCTTTTGCGAGTTTCATCCCCAGTCGCCATTCGTTTCGGGTCACTGTTCCCGCAGCAAGACCACGTGATAAAACTTCAAGTCTGAAAATTTCGTCATCCGGAACAACATTTTCGAATTTCCATGTAATCGTTTTATCAAACATAACAACGAATTGATTGTTCAACACAGACTCGATTGATCTAAGCCGTTTTGTGACAACATTTTTTGTCCAGAGATAAAAGGCGGAGTCTATCGTCGCCCGGTTTGATCCTTGCAAATTCCCGCGCATTTCCGGAGGCACACAAAAATGTTCGTTTGCCATCTGGACAAGATATTTCCTTGACTCGGTATAATCCATTTCTTTTTGCGATATCCCGACAGTATGAACCTTAAAATCTTTCTGTCCGACAACTGCCGGTTTACGTGCATTGAGATATCCCCCGAGTTTCTGAACCCAGTTTTCCTTAAACGCTTCCGCCTGCTCTTTTGATATTCCCGGCATCTCCAGAATAATAGGCGGAACTGCATCATTATAAAAAAAGTTTTTTGAATACTTGCTGGCGAATTCGTGCGTTTCTACCTCATCCCCGATTGCCTCTGCCCGCGCGCGTCCGCGTCCATAAGGATTGATTACGTCAGGAGCCTTAAACCATACAACGTCCGAAACATCGGCGTTGAAATATTTATGCGAAGTGTTGCCCATCGGCTGAATACGGAATAACGGAACATTTGCAGTCGGTGTTAAAAGCATCCAGCTCGGCGGAATGATATATATACCAATCGGAAACCCTCTTGAATCTTTGTCTATCAGCCAGAACGCCTCGCCTATCAATTCAAAGTAAGCATCCGTTAGATACATCAAAGTAAAATAATCTATTTCCGGATGATCAGGCATTGGATGGTCTAACAAATCATAAATGGCATGATCGCCTATCGCCTCTGAGTTCTGCGGGTCTATCCGGTATCGCGCCTTATTGTGAAGCTTGAACACGGCCCCGGCAACGTCGGTTGCGATCATGTGAACGGGATCAAGCATGGGTGACTTGTGATACATATCAGCCCATGATTCGGATGTTCTCTTCGGCGGCATTGACCAGCCGATTCCCAGAGAATCCCGCACAGTTGCTACTGCATTATAAATTTTGTTGAACATACTCACTTTGAGGCACCGATAAACATATCTATATCATGCGCTGCGGAGATATCGGATCGAAAAACCTTTATAGCCTCCACCTGAGCCGCGCCGCCGCCTCTGGATATAATCCTGTCAATAATCGTTTGATATTTGTTTTCTTCCTCTGTTTGTTCTGCTATCAAATCTTGTATCCAAATCGCGGCTTGAATGTCTCCCAGCCGGATGGACTCCGAATAAATATTGACTAGCATTATAGTTGTTATCAGTTCGATATCCAGCGCAGTTACAAAAAGCTCATCCATAAAGGCAAAGACGGTGTCATCATAACGAAGTGCCGGTGAGTCTAAAGTTTCGTTCCGCGCCTCGATAAATTCGCGCACCTTGTCGGCATGACCCTTTTCTCCCTCGGCTTCTTTTTCAAAAAAATCGGCAATATTCTCAAGTCCGTGGTTCCGCGCCCATGACGAGTGCAGTAAATAACGTCGATGATTTTCCATTTCATGTGCATATTGCAGTTGCAGCAAACCTAAAATATTCATGATCATCGCGCTCATATCATCACCTCTCTTTCTTTGTATTCACCGCACCAACCATCAGACTTGATGACAATGTTTGAAAATTCCCCGTGTGCTACGACAGGAGGATATCGACGGCAGAACCAATAAACCGAGCCGATTGAATAATGGCAAGTATCACATTTCGGTCGTAGCGTCATGGTATCTGGTAATTTTGGATTGTTTTCTTCTTTTAGAAGGGCGGATTTCAATATAGTTCTCCCTGATTATAGGATTACCATATACATATAACACACTTCTTTTATTTCCGCAAGTGATTACATTAACTCCCATGTAGGAACTCTGGAATAAAACGCCAAGCATAATGCGTCGCCTTCGTCCGGAGAACGTCCGCCGTTTCGTTTTTTGAAGTCATCCTTTGCTTCTATCATTTTTCTTCCTGATTTGTCGTATTTATAAAGACGATCAGACAAATCGCCAAATAAACTTGTTGTCATCCATTCATCTTTTATACTTATATTATCGACCGGAAGATCAAAGAACATTTCTGATGCAGCATTCGGGTAAACATCTTCTTTGATTGCCTTTTCGCCGAATCCTATGGATATAACATTTGCGCCCCATTCCGCAAGAACGTCTATAACTCCGGGATTATATCCAACGTCAACCTTGATCG